AACTAACGATGTAAAAAACCAAAGAGAGTTTTTAACTTTTTCAAAAGGTGAGATGAAATCATTAACTAAAATTAAAGCGGTGTTTAAAGGTATGCACTCACAGTATAAATTAAAAACAATTGAGGAATTAGAATCTGTGGATAGTGGTAGTTATGATATTAACTGGTTGGTCGACAAAGGGTTTGTCGTCCCTGGTGTAAAAGACATAAATGATTTTCAAATGATTAGTAAAGTTGAAACACTGCATATGAAAAATTACATAAGA